GCGATTTACGGAGGCAGTATATGGCTAAAGTTAATGGACTCAACGTCCGGCTCTACGTCGAAGGATACGACCTATCGGGCGATGCTAATGCCCTGTCGGGCCTGGGATATACCAACGAACTCCTCGACGTAACGACCCTCGACGTGTCTGCGCGCAAGCGGATCATCGGCATCGTCGATGGAGAGATCAGCGTGGACGCCTTCTTCGATGCTGCCTCATCCCGTCAACACGCCGTCTGGACGTCCAACTCTGGCAAACAGCCGACAGCCGATCAGGAGGTACTTGTCCCGATGGGGTCAGCGGTGGGCGATCCCTCGGTCTCTCTGGTATCGAAGCAAGGCACCTATACCGTGACCCGCGCTCCCGGCTCTGCGATAGCGGCCAACGCGACCTTCTCGGCCAACGGATCAGGCCCGGAGTTCGGGCTTATGCTGACCAGCCATACAGATTCGATCACGGCGTCAACGTCCGGCTCGTCGGTCGATAACTCCGCGAGTAGCAGTTCTGGCGGGTCGTGGATTTACCAGGTAACCGCACTGAGCGCGGTCGGTGGCAATGCCCGTTGGCACTTGAACGTCCAGCACTCCTCGGACAACTCGACATGGACGGACGCATCGTCGGCGACTGTGACCGCATCCGACGGGATCGGAGCCGCCAGGGCTACGTTTACGGGGACGTTGAACCGGTACGTCCGGCAGAGGGTCGTACTCGACGCCTCATCGGGGTCGTTAACCTACGCAATCGCATTCACCAGAGGGTAATTAGAACAAATTTTCTAGGAGGGTTTTATGGCTAAGCAGACAGGCTTGGGTGACTACCTTGCAGTGGACGACAGCGGCGGGACGGTGCGTGATATCTCCAACGACATTGGAGATTACGGGATAAATATCGCGCAGGAGTTAGTCGAAACGACCGGCCTCGACAAGTCCGCGAGGGAGCGGATCACGGGCATGAGCGACGGCGACGTCAGCCTCAACGGGTTCTTCAACGCCGCGAGTAATAAATCCCACGACGTTTTCAAAACCAGAACCGGGACTCGGACGTTCGACCTTCGGGTCGGCGGGAACTCGTCGAGCAATCCCAAGCTGGCGATGGAGATGCAAGTCGCCAGTTACGCTATCACGCGGGGATCGGACGGGGCATTGACCTGGAGCGTAACTCTGAACCTCGCCGACGGCACTGTCCCGGCATGGTCGACAGTCTAGTGGTTCTCCAGAATATTAACGGGGTCAAGCCCTTTGTCATCCAGCGGCGTCGGGCGATCCTCCAGTTCGCCGACCCCGATTACGAGGGACTCCATGTCGAGACCCGGCTGGACGTCGATCTCAAGACGTTTCTCGACCTCCAGCTTTTGGCTGGAAACGCCGACCCAGAACACCTCCGAGCGGCCTTCTGCATGTTCGGGGACGAAATCCTCGAAAACTGGAACCTTGAGGACGAGGACGGCAGGGTACTCACCGCCGACGCGGATGGGTTTTTATCCCTGCCGCCGTCTCTGGGGACGGCGATCCTGGGTGCCTGGACTGAGGCCGCAACGACTGCGGGGGAAGTCTCAGCCTCGGAATAGCCAGATGGAAGGCCGTTCGGGGCGGCACCTATCGGGACGGTACGGCGATCACTAAGCCGGTCGAGTTGGAACTGGCCGAGATCGTAGACGGTCTCTGCCAGAGGTATAGCTGTCTGCCGTCCCAGGTTATGGCCGAGGACGTGGGGATATTGCGGATGCTGGCAATTGTAGGCGAAGGCAAGGTCGAGGACGAATCGAGTGGCTAATACCGTCACGATAACGGTCGACGCCGATACCAAGAAGGCCGAAAAGAACGTCAAAGGCATGGGAACGAAGTTCCGGTCCGCGATGAAGGGCGTAGCTGTTGCCGCTGGCGGGCTAACCCTGGCGGCTGGAGCGGCGGCGAAACTCGGCCAGGAGTATCAGGAGGCCACGAACACTATCGCCGCTGGCACTGGTGCATCTGGGGAGCAGCTTGCGGGGCTGACGCAGAGTTTTAAGGACGTCTGGGGGACTGTCCCACAGGACGCGGCAACGGTCGCAGGGGCAATTGCTGATGTAAACACCGAGATGGGCCTGGAGGGTGAGGCGTTAGAGGACGTTACAAAAGCCTTCCTCGATGTTTCCAGGGCGATGGGTGAAGACGCCTCGCCGATGATCAAGGCGGTCGCTGATGCGATGATCGCCTTCGGGGAACCAGTAGAGAACACGGAGAAGTTCCTAGACCAGCTTACTGCTGCCTCCCAGGCTGTCGGCGTACCGATGACAGAGTTGGCCGACAAGGTCATCAAGTTTGGCCCTCAGTTGAACGAATTGGGTCTTCCATTAACCGACGCAACAGCCCTGATCGCGAACATGGAAGCGAAGGGTCTTGATGTCGGCAAAATGATGCCAGGGTTGAACACTGCCATCAAGAAGTTGGCAGACGAGGGGGTTACAGATATAACGGGTGGTCTACAAGACGCCATCGCTGAAATAGAGAACGCCGAGACAGATGCCGAAGCTATGGGGATTGCGATGGACTTGTTTGGTGCCGGTGCGGGCATCCGGTTCAAGGACGCGATAGATAAGGGCGGGTTCGCGATTGGCGATCTAGTCGAGGCGATGGAGAATTCCGAGGGTAAGGTCTCCGAACTCGGAGCGACCACCCTAACGATGTCAGACAAGATGGACATCATGAAGAACCGGGTCAAGGGTGCATTGACGCCCCTCAGTGGCCTTGCGACTAAGATGGGGCCGCTTATTATGATAATCCCTGGGATGGCTACCGCGATAGCGGCTATGGGGTCTGCCCAGGTTGTAACGACGGCGGTGACGTGGCTCCAGACGGCAGCGATGTCGGCTCTAAATGTCGCAATGGGGCCGATTGGGCTAATCATCCTGGGGATAGTGGCGGCGGTTATTGCCGCAATCGTGATCTTCAAGAACTGGGACAAGATCGTCAATGTACTGAAGAAGACGTGGGACACGGTATGGGGAGCCATCAAGTCGCTCTTCGATACGGTCATGGGCGCACTTGAGAAGGTGTTCAAGAGCAAGTTGGGCTGGCTCCTCCCCGGCGGTGCGCTGCTGAAGGCTCTATTCCTCCTGCGAGATAACTGGGACACCATCTGGAACGGGATGAAGGGCGTTGTTAAGGCGATCGCTAACCCGATCATAAGCATCATCAACACTGTAATCAACGCAATAAACTCGCTCTTTACTGCGTTGAAAAAAATAGATATCGGCTGGGACGAAAGGAAGATCGGCGTCGGGCCATTCGCCGTGACTATCCCTGGAATTCAGTTTGCCCCGTTTAAGAATCTGCCGTCGATCCCGAAAATCCCCACGATGGCAGCGGGTGGTATCGTAACCTCCCCGACCTTGGCTATGATCGGAGAACGCGGGCCGGAGGCCGTCGTACCGTTGGGGCGTGGTGGCATGGGGAGGATCACGATTAACATTCTGGGGCCGACCTATGGGTTCGACGACTTTGAAGCGAGGGTCAGTGAGGCCATCCGAGACGGAGTCCGGCGGGGCGGCTTCGGCGGTATCCTAGCAACAGCATGAGGGGTAACGATGGCGAATGAATTAAAACACGGAACAGTCGGCACGGAATTGACCCAGGCTGAGTGGGAGGCCGTAGGGGCGCATGTCGTCGCGAATCAGGCTGTCGGCGATATAGTCTATGCCGACACTACGTCCCAGTTACTCCGGCTGGGTATCGGTTCAACGAATCATGTGCTTACTGTATCGTCCGGCAAGCCTGCGTGGGCGGCAGTGACGTCTGTGGGGACTATCGCCACGGGTGTCTGGCAGGGTACAGATGTCGGAGTTGCGTATGGTGGCACAGGTGTTAGCACATTGGCGGCTAATGGTGTGCTGATTGGCAATGGCTCATCAGCCGTGGCCGTAACCGCTACGATGGCGACCAAGGGACATCTGATGGTCGGGGACGGTTCCGGCGTCCCGTCCATGTTGCCAGTTGGCACGAATACCCATGTCGTGACAGCCGACTCAGGGGAATCGACAGGCGTCAAATGGGCTGCACCGGCGGCGGCGGCGGCAGGTAGCCTTACCGGCTCAACCCTCGCAAGTGGCGTTGTAACGACCTCGATCACCACGGTCGGCGCGCTGAATAGCGGGACGATGACGTCGGGATTCGGCAATATAAATACAGGCTCCTCAACCATAACGACTACAGGAACGATCAGTGGCCCCTCTGGTACGTGGGATTCTGGCGGCATGGACATTGCTTCTTCGGACACCTATGCGATCAACGGCACAGACGTTATTAGCGGCACGGCGTTGGGGACTGGGATGCAGGCGAACCAGGCAGCGATTGAGCAAGAAACCGACCAGAATACCTATATCCCTCCCGACCTCATCGTACATAATCCTGGGGTTTGCAAGGTTTGGTGCCAGGTTAACGCTACAGGTACACTTGAGAGTCCATCGCACGGAGTATCATCAGTCACCGATACAGGCGTCGGGGATATGACCGTCGTATTCACCACGGCATTTTCGACTGCCATCATCTCGGGTGCCGGTAGTGGCGATGTGGTCGGCGGGGGTGTCCGCGTATTATCCCCTGCAACTGGCTCTATCCGGCAAATCATGTACGACGACGCCAACAACCCTGCGGACCGGATCAGGTACACGCAAGTTTGGGGAGATCGAGCATGAAGTGCCTAATATATAGCAGGGACGACGGCGGGGTGTCAGTCGGGCATATTAGCCAGACCGTCCTAGCCGCCATGACAGGCACGGGCGGGTTAATCCGGGCGGATCGGGTGGATCGTGAGATCGACAAATTTGTCAACCCGCCCTCCCCGGAGACAGGTATATCAGTCAGCGTTGCGACAACGTTCGTCAATGGTATCGCCACGGGCGGTATGACCGAGACGGCGGCTATAGAGGCTATACGGGCCAAAGACCAGCCCGTCGGCTCATCTGCTTGTTACATCAAGGAGGACACGGACATCCCCGCAGACCGCACCTTCCGTGATGCCTGGGAGGCCCCTAGCGGCACTGTAGGTGTTAATATGCCTGCCGCCCGCGTCATCCACATGGGCCGAATCAGGGTGGCCCGTAATGCGGAGCTAGTCGCGTTAGACGTGACATACCTGAAGGCGATAGAGGCGGGGGATACTGCGGCTCAGGCGACTATAGCGGCTGAGAAACAAACGCTGCGAGACATACCTGCAACTTATGATCTATCAGTACATAGTACGCCCGAAAACTTGAAGGCGGCTATCCCAGCCGAATTAGCGGATAGGATGTGAACATTGCTTAACGATCAGATCACCGATGATGACCTCCAAACTCTCCTCCGTGAGAATCCGCTGGCCGCTGAACAACTGCGCCGGATAATGGCCGAGCGGCACCGCGAGGAGTTGCGTGTCGAGTTGGCTGATCTGCGCTCCCAGGCTAATGGGGTCGGCAATGAGGCCGAGGCAGTCGTTGAGGGTGCCTGATGGCCGCGGTTTACACGCTCCTCGTAGATTGGAACAACGATGGAGACTTCACCGACTCCAACGACGATATAACCTCGGACGTCCTGTCGTTATCGTGGGAGCGGGGCCGGGACTATGCCTCGCAACTCACGGGTAAGAGTATCGCCGGCAAATTAACCGCGACGCTGATCAATACCGGCGGCAAATACTCCCCGTCTAACACCTCCTCTGCGCTGACCGGCCAGATATTCCCCGGTCGCTCCGTTCGACTCCAGGCTGGCACCGGGTCATTCCCCTACACGTTCCCGGTCGCCTTTAATGACGGCGTCCGATGGCAGGGCAAACTCGACCGCATCCTCCCGGCTCCGTCGACGACAGGTACGAAGACCGCGACACTGACGGCGTTCGGGATATTGGGTTATCTCAACCAGTTTGAGGTCGACCTCGCCTCTGTCACAGATCGCCGGACGGATGTTGCAATCGGCGACATCCTCGATGACCTCGGCTGGGACGACGCCGATGATCGCGACCTGGACACGGGGCAGACGACGATAAGCCGGTTCTGGCTACGAGGGCAGAAGGGGATCGCGGCGATGCGTCTGGTCGAGGAGGCCGAGGCCGGATTCGTCTTGGAGTCGAAGAGTGGGCAGATCGCGTTTGAGTCCCGGTTCCATAGGTTAACCGAGACGGCTTCCACGACCTCCCAGGCGACGTTCTCCGACGTCTCCGCGTTGTTCCCGTACACGTTCCCGGTCTCCTTCAATTTCTCCGATGCATCAGGGGCGACGTATACATATATGGCAATCGCGCAGACCGACCCGCTGGCGACCATCGTTAACCATGTCGAGGCGACCGCCAGAACTTTTGATACGGCCAGCCTCGCCGCACTTTGGGTGCATCCGGAGACCGGGTCGGCCTCGCCCACCCTGGCACCCGGCCAGACCAAGATCTTCGTCGCCGAGTACCCTAACCCAGATGCGGCCAATAACGCTATGGAGGTTAATGCCTGGACGACACCGGCGGCGACCACGGATATCCTCGCAAACACGGCATCAGGCGGCGGCGGGACTAATCTAACCAGTGACATCACCATCGCCGCGACTAAGACCGCCGAGCGCATGGAGATCAGCCTGACGAATTCCGCGACCGGATCATTAGTATATTTGACTAAAATACAGGCGCGAGGGACGGCGGTATCGACGAAGAATCCTTGCATCGTCAGGGCGATTGATGCGACTTCTAAGACTAAATATGGCGAGAGGAAATACGTCGCCAAGACGAAGTTCATCCCGACGACCTCCCAGGCCCAGGACTGGTGCGATTATCAGCTTGTCCTCTCGGCGTCCCCGACCGACGTTCTGACGATGACGATCCCGGCGGGGCAATCGGCCAATCTGCGACAGGTTCTCAGCCGTGATATATCAGATCGGATCACGGTCACGGCTACCAATGATGCAAAGCTGGGCATCTCTGCCGACTTCTTCATTGAATCCGAGGCCCATGTCGTCGCACCGGGCGGGCAGGATCATGTCACGACGTGGCAACTATCGCCCGCCTCCGGCGGCTATAGCCAGTTCTGGGTACTGGGGACGGGCGTCCTCGGTACATCGACAGTACCGGCTTTCTGATATATTCGTGCAGGGGGCTTTAGGAGGCTTTGGGGGGATTTTAGGGGGATTT